CGCAGAAGCTGTCCTTCAGGTGCGCGAGGTGCTTGTACTCGAGGAGCATGGGCACCACGGCATGCTTCAGCTTGGACAGCTCCTCCTTGTTGACCTTGGGCAGGCCGGTCTCGGTGAACTTGGTGGGCTTGAACCCCAGGTACTCATACATCAGGACCCTGAGCTCGTTGTCGGAGTTGGGGTTGAACCGCTTGCCTACCAGGGAGAAGATATCCTCGGCCTTGGCCTCCATCAGCTCCATGTAGTGGCGGCCCAGGATACCCAGGAACTTGCCGTCCAGGGCTATCCCCTCCCGCATCATAGACATGGCTACCGGGAGCACCTGCCGGTCTAACTGGTATACGAACTCCAGACCCAGCTCCTGTATCTTGGGCCAGAGGGCCTGGTACACACGCAGGGTGGCGTCAGCGTCACGGCAGCTGTAGCGTATGGCGGTGTCAGGATCGACGTCCTCCAGGGAGGCATCAGGCATCTTGCCCAGTTCCTCTTCGACGGCTGTCCTCTCCCTGGCGTCGATGTTGTGCCACCGGGTCCAGGGGTCTACAGGCCCATCCTTGTTCTCCTTCCCTCCTACCACGTCGGCTATGATCCGCTTGATCTTACGGCTGATATGCTGGGGCTTCTTGGTCACCGATCCTAGCCTGCCGTCCTTCTTGATCCAGATGACATCGGTCAGGTCCGGGGGGTCCGGCCACTCGTGCTTGGCTGCCTCCGATAGGTATATCAGCCCCTTGCGCCTGCGGTGGCCGCCCATGATCTCCTGGTAGCTCTGCATCTCCATGCCGCACAGACGCCATGCCAGTTCTTTGAGCCCCTGGGGCAGGCCTAACAGGTAGGCCATGAGCATGGTGTCGTCGGTGCTGTCAGGCAGGTCTATCCACTGGGCGTCGTAGAGATAGTTGTGGACCACCGCTTTGCCCTCGACAGGTAGATAGTCCATGCCGGGGAAGAACACTGCCGCCCCGGTTATGCCAGACGCCTGGACGCTCCACAGTTTGTTATCCACGACCTCGGTGTCGTAGGCCACCATCGGTCTGTCGCCTGAAAGGACTTGGCTGCTGGCGATGGTCTCGTACTCCACATACTCAGGGTGAGGGTGCTGGTCTACCGGGGCACCCTGGGATTCTCCCCGTACCAGTTTCCCCAGCACCTGGAAGTCTTCCTGGATGGCCCGCATCAACCGGGTGTCGTAGAATCCGGCGGCGGGGTGATAGATCGGTAGAATGAGAGGCAGTGAGTTATTACTGCCCGCTTCTGATCGAGGGTTAACATCAGCCACCATGTGTCCATCGTCTTCAGAGACATATCCTTGAGACCCTGAGTGTCCTTCTCGTCCAACAGGTATTCCATGCACATGCTCGACCGTCACGTCTCCTAGAAAATGTTGTATAGCCACCCGGCCCATGGGCACTATGATCTCCGGCTGGAACATCTCGACCTCCACGTCCAGCCAGCGGGAGGCGCAGAACTCGGCCTCCTCTACGGTGGGGGTCCGGTTGCCGCGTGGCCTGCACTTGACCACGTTGCTGATGATTACCTCGCTCCGGCGTATCCCCACGCTGTCTAATAGACTGTCCAGGTACTGACCGGCGTCGCCCGTGAACGGCTCCCCCTTGATGTCCTCGTTGCGTCCGGGGGCCTCGCCTATGAGCATGACCTTGCTGGTCTCTAGCCCTACTGCGGGGACGGGTCCCTTGCAGCCCTCGCTCAGTGGGCAGGCGGTGCAGCCCCGGTTGGAGTCATACAGAATCGTCATGTGAGAAACCTCGCAACCACTGCTGGTACGACCCCGTTGCCAAGGGCTCTGATGCGGTCCACCCTATCGGCAACCCCATCAACCACTCTATCCAGTCCGGATTCAACTCCCCAGGGACCGCTTCCGATAGATAGCCAGTCTTTCGGTTGGTGGCCGCTCGGCTGGGCCTCATATGCTTCCTGTTTATGTAGTCCATCGTGGATGGAGTGGGGTACCTGTTCGCCCACTGCGCCAGCGTCACCGAGTGGTTCGTATGTTCCTTCTGCTGGGTGGAGGCCAGATTCTGGGTGTACAGATCGCTCACCGTCGGAGTGGGTATATGCCAGACACCACCATCGCCTTCGGAGATGTGGCGCACCGGCTTCGGCAGCGGAGTGCAGTCCCCAGACCGCATCCATCCCCACCTCGGAAAGTTGCCCAATGATTTCCGCAGCGTATGGGTCAGCCCCGTCAGCCAGTCCCTGGACATTCTCCAGGAGGACGTAGCGTGGTCCCACGTCCCGTATGACCCGTAGGGTGTCTGGCCAGAGGTTGCGCTTATCCTCCTTTCCAAGACGGCGTCCGGCTTTACTGTGCGGTTGGCAGGGAAATCCCGCAGTGATGATATCCACCAGTCCGGCCATCGGTCTAAAATCGGCACCGTTAATGTTTGTAATAATGGGAGCCCAGTCAAGGAAACCATCTCGTATTCTTCTTCTAAGAAGTTCTTGACAGTAGGGCTCGATCTCGCAGTAGCCAACGGTTCTTACCTCCAATCCAGCCAAGCGAAGGCCCAGGGTCATCCCGCTGTAGCCTGAGAACAGGCTTAGTTCATTCAGCATGGTCGAACTCCAGTTGCACGTCGCTCGATGGGTACCAGTCCCTGGGGGCCACCTTGCTCACGATCACCTGGCACACATCACACCGCCAGTGGTCCGCGTCCTCGGTGCGTGGGTTCCAATCAACAGGCCTTATGATCCCGGAGTTATGGTGGCCGGGGCACCAGATGAATTTGACCTTACCGCAACTCACATCACTCACCTCAAGGTTTCTTTAACCATTTCCGAAACTTCGGGTTGATCCGTCGATCAAGATAAGCAGTATCATATTCATCGTGGTCTTGCATATTCATGATGCAGGTGTAGCAAAGGCGATTCTGCCATTGCCATGTTTCATGGGGGGCGTCTTTATATGAATGCAGACCTACACCTACGTCGAAACGCTGGATCACGACTTCTGCTAACAATATGGGCACTTCAGATGGCACCTGTCGCAGTACTCCTGGTTACATGTCCTGCACTTCACCCAGTTATGTGGGTGGTTAGTAGCGATAAAGCTCACCCTCATCACATGCCCGGACAAACCCGGCACGGTTCTCTATCAGGTACCGGCCATTGGAGAATTGCCTGACCATGTAGCAGGTCTCCTGCCAGCAGCCATTGGGGTTGGAGCACTCGCCGTCTCGCATCATGGCTGCATGCTCTTGTCTCTGAGACTGGGTGATTCGCAGGCCTACTCTATCTCCAATTGCAATCATGCTAATTCCTCCTGTACTTTGGTTGCGATCCCTTTCCCTATCCCCTCGATCTCCAGCCACTCCTCCAGGGGAGCGTTCACCATGGTGCGGACACTGTCGAATGCCTCCACCAACAGGCTCCGCTCCCAGCCTATGCCGGGCAGCTCCTTGGCAACCCGGCGCACCAGGCTAGGCGGCTTGAGCAGCAAACCAGACACGGGCGAGGTGTAGAACTTCTTCAGGCTGCTGTGCTCGGTAGTCTGGAAGAACTGGTAGACGCCCTTGATCACCGCCGCCGTCTCCTTGACGTTGGCCGACTGCTTCACCTGTACCCCCAGCAGGTAGTGCAGCTGGTTCAGGTAGGCCTCGAGCCTTGTGCGGTGCATGCCGGTGGGGACCCAGTTCCTGCCCCGGCGGTACTGCACCTGGCCACCCTTGTCGGTGCGCCAGACTGACTCCAGTACCAGGAAGTAGTAGTCGAACCCCGCTTCGTTGGCCGCCTGCATCTGGGCGACGTGCCTGCCGTCATCGATGCAGTTGACCATGTCCCCCATCTTCTTCCGCTCACCGCAGACCTTGACCTGCTGGGTCTGGCCGTCTACCTCGGTGACGCCGGTGAATATGAAGTCGCCGTAGGGTATGGGCGCTGTCACCGCCAGATCCCCCAGGGGCTTCAGGAGATCTTTGTCATTGGACGCTGTCGTTAGATAGATCATCCTCCCTCCTTCGGTACCTCGTCTGTAGGTCGTTGACCGGGCGCACCAGGTAGTACACCCGGCCACACAGTATGCAAACAAAACCAGGGTAGTCCCCGTCGAAACTGAGCCAACCCTGGCAGGCTTTACAGACTAGCCGTGGATCAGGTCCAGCAGCATACCGAAGTCGAGCATGTAGGGCATACCTCTCGGCTCGGTGGTCATCTCCTGAGCCAGCACCTTGCCCATCAGGTTTGGCTTGTGGCGGCAACTGCGTACCTCCGCCGAAAATACAGGTCCGTTGTCGGTGTCTTCCCGCCTGGTCCTGAGCACTGCCTGAACCTGGTAGGGCAGGTCGCTCCAGCCTTTCATCTCGGGGACGCCTGTGTGGAAGTCCTTGCCTAGCTTGTGCAGCAGGATCGTGTTCATCTTGGACTTCGACGCCAGCCGGAGTATCTCCCGGAGGTCAGAGTAGCACTTGGCGTACTCGTGGGGTTGTACCTGAGCCAGCTTGCCGAAGTGGGCCAGCCGGGCTATCTCGTAGGCCTCGGTGAACGTGTCGATCACCAGGGTGCCCTCTTCCAGTTGCAGTGCCTCGCCCACCCTGGTCAGCAGGTCGGCCCAGATCTTGCCGAACCTCTCCATGACGTCCCTATGGTTGCCCAGCTTCTCCGGCTGATCGACCTGGTACCAGAGCAGCTCCTTGGAGAACCTCTCGATGACTCCCTCGGTGCCCACGTCCAGGTCCAGGTAGATTATAGGCTCGGGCGCGGTCATGGCTAAGTGAGTCTTGCCGCTCTTGTCCCAGCCCTCGATGCTGCATACCAGACGCTTGGGGGCGGCAGGGGCTCCGGCCTGCCACCCCCTCTCCTTGAGTGCCTCTATCGTTGTCACTCCTTGCGTTGTCACTCCTTGCCTCCTACATAATCTTTGACATTGGTCAGCATGGTCCAGTTCTCCAGGAGCTCATGCGGCTCGAACTCTATGATGTGCAGCATGAACTCGGCGTTGGGAGGACCCCTCCTTGGCAGGTAGACTATCGGCATCCAGAGCGTGGTGCAGACCGTCATGAAACAGTAAGCCATGCCCTGGGCCATGTACCGCCAGTTGCTGGAGGGGTCCTCGGGGGAGGCATGCCTCGACTTACACTCCACCACCGCCCTCACACCTCCCCCAGAGACCAGTATCCCATCCAGGCTACCCGTCACATCGTCCACAGTCAGCACTTGCTGGGGTTTGAATACCAGTCCCTTCTTCTGGGCCAGCTCGTGGATGGCAGGCCGCACCATCCACTCTACGAGCCGACCCAGGGCCATGATGTTGACCTGCTGGTCGGACGGCTCCTCGTTGCCGTACCAGCGGTTGCCGGTCAGCTTGGCGCTGGCGTTGACCAGCTCACTGACGTGCAGTCCACTGCTACGGGTCTGAGGAGGGTCTGCCAGGTCAGCCGCATGGTCCAGTGACAGTTGTACTGTCTCGACGTCCATCAGCGCACGAACCGCTCACCGCTGGAGTCGAGGGTGATGCCCACCTTGCCCAGCTCGTCTACCAGCTCGGTGGAGAAGACCAGGTTCATGATGGCCTGCTTGTGCTCCTCCGGCACGTCATCCCCGAAGGCAGCCATGGACAGGGCCTTCCTGGTGGCGTCGGTGCCGTTGGACAGCATGCCGTTGACCATCTTGACTGCGGTGGTCAGAGCGTCGCCGCTGACAGGGGCCTGAGCTGTTGCTGTAGGAGCGGACGAGGGAGTCTCGCTGTCCCAGGGGTACTTGAAGATCTCCTGCGGCAGGATAAGCCTGCTGTCCTTGTCGGTCTCTGATCCCTGGTCCCAGTACGCGGACAGTCCTACGAAGGACTTGGTGATGTCGCCACCCTTGTCGAAGCGGTCATCAGGGTAGCCTACCCTGACCATCTCCTGTATCAGCTTGGCGAAGTTGCAACGCTTGTTGATGCTGGGGCCGTCTAGCGTGGTGCCCCCGTTGCCGGGCTGGAAGCGGTCAGGGCTGCCTACGCTGTAGACCTGCGGGAAGACGGTGCCCTCCTCGTTCTGGAGGTCCAGTATGGCGGCCATGGTCTTGGCGTCGCCGCCGAACTGGGACTTGACTGGCTTGCCCTCTTTGTCCTTGTACTCGTACAGGTCGAACCGGGCTGCCGTTACTACCAGGTTGCCTCGTGGAAAGTCTCCCCCCTCGGTCTGGTCGCCTAGATTGAATGTCAACGGTGCCATCGCACCCTCCTTATTCCCCTTGTAGGGGTAGTGGTTGTGGTATCCGCCTTGCGGACGCAGTGACTCGTTCTCTGAACCATTTGGGAGCGAACTCCCGGTACTTGGGCCACCACCATTTCCAGGAGTCATCCACCACCAACACCTGGCAACGGTCTCCCTCACTCCTGGTGCCCCTGCCTGTCTCCTGGACCAACGTCTCCATGGCCAGCTGGGCTGTCCACTCCGAGTCCTCCTTCGACCTCGCTTTGTTTAAGACGTTGGACGTATCCGGGTAGGGCACCTTGCCGACGATGATGTATTCAGCTTCCTCTCCTGGGAAATCCCACCCGGTGGTGACCGAGGGAGACACAAGCACCGCTGGTGGCGCGGCCCGCTTGAACTGTTCGACAACCTCGGCCAGGTTACGGGTACGGTGGGTGAACATCTGGTGGCTATAGGCCGACGTCGCCTTGAGGAATTCGGCCCGGCCATAGCTCACGGTGAAGACTATACCCTTACGGTCTTGACGGTCGGCAATGATCCGGTCTATCTGCGCCGTCCACTCGTACATCTCATCGTCGCTGGTACGGTGGTTGACCCTGACCGTGGGGATATGCGTGATGGGTGTCTGACTTGGCGGGAACGGGGAGCCTGCCTCGATCCACTCTCCCTCCACTCCCAGGCCATCCATCATCCTTGGTGTCAGGATGGCCGACATCAGCAAGACTTTGGGCACATCCCGGAACAGGAGATGATTATAATCTCGAGTCCACAGCGGTGTCCAGCTTATGGTGTCCTCACCTTTCTCCTGCACC